GCGGGTAAAGCAAATAATCGCTCGACGTGAGCGCCGTCGTGTCGTCCGTGATGCTCGTCACCGCCAACAGCGGATCGATGAAAACGATTTTCCCGCCCGGTCCATCAAAGCGCCGCGTTTCCGTGACCGGGACGAATCGCCCCGCGCGCATCGTTAGCCAGTCCGATGCCGCGAGGATCCGCTCCAGTACGCGTGTCTCTTTGTGCGCCGCGATGCCTGGCAAATCAAGATCGTGAATCATTTCCGCCAGCGTGCTATAGGCGAAAAGAATCGGACTCGTTACATTGGGAGACACCACCGCCGGTGCGGCGGACGGTGTGCCGGTGCCGCTGCCTGTCGCCATGTGTTACCTCACACTACGGTTTCCGTATCCGGGTTGACGAAATCCCACCCATCCTTCTGCCGCCAAATATAGATTGTGCCTGCATCCAAATAGAAAACGACTTGCCCGTTTGAATTCGTCGTTCCGCTGGCGACCACATTCACGCCAGCCAAATCAGTTGTCGCCCACACATCCGCGTCCGCAATCGGCAAGCCGTCTACAGCCGAGGTCAACGTATAGGTGAACACAATTGCGCCAGCGCCTGCGGCGCGGTCGGAAACCCCATACGAGCCGACTACCCAGTTGGAATCCAAAACGTCCGCTCCGGCGTACTGCGCGGCAGCAAAATAGTCGTATGTATTCCAATCCTCGCCTGTGTAAATCCGAATGTATCCGCCTGCGTTCGACACCTCGGCGGTTGGATGCTGCGAACCGTTCCAGATCACGGTAGACACACCCGTTGACCGATTAACCGCCGTCAAGTACAAATTGATCTCGGCGAGGGTCAATCCCGTCGCGGGTTGTCCCGAACTTTTCGTAAACGTCGCTGCTACTGTAATGCTCATGGTATGTCACCGTTCTACCACTTCACTTTTTCCGCACCGGCGCTTTCATCTGCTTATCCATGGGCGGGGCATCGAATCCCGTTGCCTGCGCTCCCGCCGCGAAACGGGTGGAATCAGATGGCGGGGGAGTCGGCAGTTCGCGCGAGAAATTCTCAGGCGCGTCCCGCAGTAGAAACTCCGCCTTCTCGTTGTCAATCTCGATGACGCCGGCTTGCGAAAAATACAATCCGGCTGGCGCGTTGGTGTACGCGCCTTTGCAATAGATTTTCATGTTTTCCTCCACGTCAAATCATCCACCTGTGTCAGCCCGTTCCGCTTCACAAATTTCTCCCAGCGCGCCGCGTGGTCGAAATGCGATGGATAGGGTTCGTCCGGCTTTTCCCAATTGTTGTGCGCGAATAGGATTCCGCCGGGTTTCAGTAGCCCGACCAATTGGTCGCACGTTGTGTCGAATTCGCTTGGATGCAAATGCCCCAGCACATCAATCGCCACAACCCGATCATACCCAGCGCCGTTACCGTTCGCCATCTCCAATCGCTCAATGATCCGAATCGGGCGATAGGGTGGGGCACCCGCTTTCGTTTGCCGATCCCAAAACGGCTCCAGGCGTTTGAAACGCCACGCCGCAAAATCACGTAGGATACCAGGCAGGTCGTAATAGTCAACGCGATTGCCGTTCGTAGCAAGGAATTCTGTGCTAGTTCCCAATCCACCGCCAAACTCAAAAATCTTCTCTCCGCGCGCTTCGCGCAGCGCATTCAAGATACGCTGGTATCCTGGCGTCGAATTCCACTTGACCAAACTGTAGAGATATTCCGGCGTCTCGCCGTAAAACGCGCGTACTTCGTCCGGCGTTGTCGGATTTTTAACTTGCCATTGGTCATGCACTGGCATAATTGATGAGCACGCTTTGGCGTACGCCGATTCGGAGGTTTCGCCCGTGTACTCGGCGACGAGTTCCGCCAGCGCACGCTGCGCCGCGAAATATTTTGCAATCCGCTCCATCGAAGCGGGCGGTTCCCCTTCGGCATACGCGAACTTGCGGTCGTAATAGTCCACCATTGAATCCCAGCCGGTCACCATGTCCGAGACGTGCCCGACTTTCAACCGCGTCGTCATGCCCATCCGCGCGCCCACTCGCCGCGCGTTCGTGCTGAATGTTACATCTTCGCCATTGTCGCGCGAATACTCAAACCAGAACGTAAACCGCGCGCCTTGTGGTTCGAGCAGTTTCTCAAAGACCCATCGCCGAATCAATGTAAAATGCAAACTTACAGAGTCCACCGCGTAAATGTGATCTGGATCGAGCGGCAAGTTTGTTTCAAGGTGAATCCCGCGCAGACGTTCTTCACCTTCCGGTTGAACGGGTTGCAGCGTCAAGAACATCGGCTCAGGCGGCCATCCGCGCTTGACCGTGAACGCTTGCAATACGTCGTATTCCTGACCTTCCGGATCGCTACGCAGCTCTTCCAGTGCCTGATTGCCGAATACCGCATCGCTGTCAATAAAGCACATCGAATCACAATCAGATTCAAGAAACTCACGTGCCAGCGTGTTCGCCGCTTTGTGCATCGTCTTGGAATGGACGATGCCGCGTCGGTCGCCCGGACGCATTCCAAACTGCACTAACCCGATCAACGCCTCGCACGTCCACGCCGGCAGGTAGGGCTGATACCGCGTGGCGATAAAGATTTTTCCCCAGTCCATTTTCTTTTTCTCCCCGGCTCTGCCCAGGTCCCGCGCGCCGGGGAGGGTGCGCGGTTCCTGAGCAGCCCATTGTCATTCTGTCGCTTACGTCAATGCCGTGCCGTCTGGGTCAAAGCGCACCCAGAGCGTGGCGTTGTAGTCCACGGTCGTCGCCGCAAGCGTCGTCGTTGTGGTCACGCTGATGCCAAGCCGCGCGCCCTTGGAAAATGTGATCTTGCGCGCGCTGTCGCACAAGCCGGAAGATTCCAGCGTGTTCGTCGCGCTGTCAATCGTCGCCGTTGGCGTACCGGAGTATTCCGTTCCGGCGAGATGCACGCTGAATATCGCCGTGCCCGCGCTGGGTGCCGCGCTCGCGTTGACGGACAAGCCGACAACCGTGCCCGTGCTGGGCATTCCCGGCGTGAGTGTCATCCCGCTTTGCCCGATCGCCAGATCGGCATGTGTCTGTGCCGTGTCGAGGTTTGCGACGTAGAACGGCCCGATGCCCACCACCGGACCATATTTCGGATCAAACAATTGACCCATTTTGATTCTCCTTTCAGATTGGGGCAGCACCGCGCGCCGCCCCTTCATCCACTTTTCAGTTTTTCCGTAGGCAATCCGCTGCTAGTTCCGCACGATCCCGTGCACGCCCGAGGTGTGCGTCGCGCTCGCGCGCGTGCCACGCGCGGCAACCGCGATGCGGAACGAGACGACCATGATGAATTGCCGCTTCTGGATATTGCGGTCAACCTCAATCAGCAGTTGGCGGCGGAATCCGACGCGCCACATATCGCGATGGAAAATCGCGATTTGACCCTCGTCGTTGCTCGCGGCGGTCGCCGAAATCTTGCCATCATCTTCCGCTTCCAGCATCTGCGAGGAGACAATGATCGGAATTCCGGCGTACTTCGACAACTCGCCCGTGAGGACGGTGGCTTGCGGACCGTATTTGTCAACCGTCACGACGTTCGTCAGCGCCAGCATGTTGTTGACATACGTCTCGGCATCGGTGACCATCACCAAGCGCGATACATCCGCGCCATACTTGCCAAGCCGGGCGATGCCCGCGCGCATGTGCGCGTCCGACAGCGCGGCATTGACATCGGTGGATTGCGACGTGTTGTCAACGAGATACTGGTGCCGAATTCCGTCTTGCCCGGCGGTGAGATAGTACAGATCGTTTGCCGGGTTGGCATCGTCAAGGTTGATGTTTCCAGTGTCCGCATCCGTTGCGTCAGCATTCAGCACAAACGCATCCATCTGATCGGCAGCCGAGCGCGACAACTCCGTCCGCAGTGTCGGCAGAACCGCGATCACCGCGTCCTCGTCCAAATCATACGCCCAGTTCACTTCCGCCACCTGTTCGGTGGAGGTAAGCGTTGACTTGGCGGTTGCCGGATCGCTGACGGTCGTCGCGGTGTTCTGCGTCCCCTTGCGCCATGTGATCGTGCCCCAGCCCAGCGGCATGTCGAATGGGTCCGACGGCATCGGCACGACGCCAATCGTCGGCACGACTTTCGCGGCGAGGAACATATCGCTCCACAACTGCGATGCCATGTTCGTCGGAACGTACTCGTCACCCGTCGCCGAGCCCGTCGCGGTCAACGCTTTCCGAACCGCGTCTTGCAAATCCGGACTCGGGGCTTTCACTTTGTCCGGCTGCAGCCGCTTGGCTTCTTCGAGCAGCCAATGCGTGAACAGGATGTCGTCCACCTGTTGCCCCTCGAACTTGCCACGCGCGACGACGCCGCGACTGACCGACTGGAAACCAGGCGGGCCGATGATCTCGCCGCGTCTGACCGGGCGATTGCGTTCCGCTTCCGCCAATTTCTCGGAAACTTGTTTGTCAACCAATCCCTGTACCGTCGCCGCAAGTTGCGCGGTATCGAGCGTGGCTTTGTCTTGTTGGTGGCTTTTCACCACCTCGGCGAGTTGCGCGATCTCGCTCCGAATTTCGTCCATAGTTGCGCTCATGTGATGACCTCCTTCACCAAAGTGGTGAGTATTTTTAATCCGTCGAGCAGTTCCTTCTCCTGCCCGCCCGGTTCGGACGCATTGACTCCCTCCCCTGTTGCGGTTTGTGCAACGAGGGGGGATTGGGGTGGGGGTTCTCCCTTCTCCCATGGTGGCGTCTTGTCAAACTGCTCATAGTGCCGCGCCAAGTGCGCCTTCACACCCGGCGTATCATCGTCAGGAATGTCCGCACCGCCGCGACCTCCCATCAGCACCGTTCCCGCTGCGGCAACACCGCGCCATACCACGCGCCCGTCCGCGTAGTGGTGCGGCAGTTTGTACGATCCCTTTACGTCGGGATCGCTATCCGCACCCACCCACGCGTGCACGAGCCGTAATTTTTCTTCGCCTTCGATCTCACGCAGAACCGCCGCCGCATCCCATTCTGCATCTTCGTCTGCCTTCGGCGTCTCGTGCGGCGGAATCGCGTCCTTTACTTCAGCGCGATGAATATGATCCGAAGAGGCTTGCGCGCGCGGCATGGTCGGATGCTCTGCGCTTTCGTCGTTGAGCGGTTGCTCTTCGACCTCCGCTAGCACTTCATTCAAATTGTCGCGCGCCGCGCGAATCTTGCCCTCGTTTTTTGCGCTGAGCACCCGCCCGCGCTTGGCTAGCCGCTGTCCAATCGCTTTCGCGCGCTCGACCGCGCCACGCGTCACCAAGTTGATCCCAAATCCAACCCCGGCTTTGATCTGCCATGCCTTTTCAAGCGGTAGCGACGATAGAACGTCCGAAAGTTCTGCGACGTGCCAGTATCCCTGCGGCGATGCAATCAGAGCATCGTCCGCACAGTCACGCTCGCAGATTCCGTAGACCGCCTCATTCGCACCGCCTTCCCACGGCGCTTTGAATTCCAGCGGCGGCACCATCACCGCTTGCCGAAACCATACCGTCTTTCCCGCGTCGGGATGGGGTACGTTTGTGCATCCGCCCAGCACCGGATCGAGTTGCATCAATTCGGCGTCTTCTGGAACATCTATTTTGAATCGGTAGAATGAGACGAACAGCGATTGTGTGCCGCGCTCAGACTCGATCACCGCGCGCCGCACCCATGCGCGGCCCGGCACGCTATCAATGCTCTCGCCCTGCGCGTCTGTCCTTAAAATCGTTTCCCCTGGCATGTCGAATCCCTTTACCACACGGATCGCCAAGGCGGATTGATTGGATGGCACGCTGACAACCGAAAACTCCAGCAACTCGGTCTCCTCAAAATCGTTTCCGCGCTGATCGGGCATTGGTTTTCCCTTGATCGGGATGAAGCCGATGCTCGTCGCGTTCAGAAATTCAGCGTCCCACAGTCGGCGCACCATTTCGGCTTGTGGATTCACTTCAGCACTTGCAAACTGAAAGCGCGCTCGAACACCCTGACCGGGTATTTTGGTGATTTCAAGCGTCTTGCCGATCACGGCGTCCATGTCGCGATAATTGTGTCCCGCGAGCACAATTGGATTGTGCAAATAGTTTTCCGTGTGCATCCCTGCCGCACGAATCACATCGCCATCGCGGTCTGTCTCTTCGGTTGAAATCATCGCCTCGTAGATTCCCGCATCGCGGTCAATCGTTTTGCGTTGCACCGCAAAGGTTTTGTAAATTAGTTTGCTCATTGCATTTCTCCTTGCTGTTTGACTGAACTGGCGGAACATTCGCCACTACAATCTGCTTCACCATTTGCGCGATGTCGTGTTGTCGCTGTGAATACTGTGTCAACGCGCGCCCACAATGCACGCAATACGCATAAGCGTGTCCCTTGCCGCGATAGACCGGCTCGCACGTGTGCCGCCTATCGCGCTCCTGGCGAAACCGCCGATACTTCCCATATTGCGCTTGCCGCTCGCGCTGCCGCTCGCGTTCCCGTCTGCGTTGCTCAGACATTATGCCAACTCAACCGCACGCACGAATCGCCCATGCCCGTTCCCGCCAATCGCTTCGCGACTGGCAACTGTGGATGATCCATCGGCGACCGCCTTTTTCAATCCCGCCGTCATCGCGCAACGGCATTGAATATCTTCTTCAGGCAATCCGATCTGCCCCGGTGCCGGTCCACGACCAGACCCCACTTCGAAATTTTCATCCAGCGCAACCGTCTGCCCGTGCGCTTCGATGTGCGAGTCGCGCGTCCGATTGTCCAACGCCGCCAGCCACGTCTTCGTCGCTACAACTTCGCTCTGCTTCCATGCCTCCAACGTCCCGCCGTTCGACGCGCCGATGACTTCGGTCCGCGCGATTACTTCTCCGCTCGACCGAATTCGCGCACCCATCACCTCTTCCACGCGCTTTGCCAAATCGGGAATAGACTCGCCATTTTTCAACCCCTCGCGCAGCGAATCTTTCAACTGTTGCCAGGTCGTCTCATTGACACGCTTGGCAAACCGCTGCCCGCGCTGTTTGAGAAATTCCACTACCTCCGGCGCGAGCACGTCGAACGCCATGTCTATCGCAAGATCGTCCAGTGCGGCTTGTCCAGCATCCTTCACCATATCGCGCAAAATCGGCTTGACCTCATCGCGATAGCGTCTCTCCCAGGCCGCGCGGTCGAACGGATCGTCGGCGACATCCCGCGCGGTCTCTTTGCGAGTCTTGTGCAACCGCGCCAAAACCTCTCGCTCCTGCGCGCGCATCAAATCCGCAACCTTGTCGCCCAGTTTGCGCTCCCATGGATCCGTGCGCTTGACGAACACGTCCCACAGTTTTCGATGCTCGTCCGAATCGTACTCCACCGCTTTGCGCGCTGTTTTTCTTTCGCGGCTTTCGTGCCATTTCGCGGCTTTCGCGTTCCCGCTGCTCGTCACCGGCACCAACGACAATGGCAAATATCCCGTATCGCCGCCGTCAATTTGCGGCAAACCGATCCCCAGGAATGCACTCGCCACATTCACGGGATAGCCCCACCGCGCAAGGATATCGAGCATTTCGATTTTGCTCTTCAGGTCTTTCTTGAGTGCGCCGACTTGCGACGTGTTGGTGACAATTTGCTCGTCTGGCTTGAGCGCGCCCAGACGGCGAAAATATTCTGTCAGGTGCGTATCGCGAAACGCCGCCAGCGGTAGGATTGTGAGCATCCACAAGACCCAGTGCGCCGTATCGAAATTCTCGTAGGTGTCGCGCCCCCATCCCATAATCTCGTCCGGCACGCCGAAAATCGCGCCGACTTCTTCGCGTGAGATTTTGCGCTGCTCGATCCATTCCAGATCGCGCGGGCGGAAATCCAAGAACTTGATGTCGGTGACGCCCTGCTCCAGGACGACCGGCTTGTGCGCGTTCTCCATGCCGCCGAATTTCGCGGCGAGCATCTTTTCGTATTCCAATCGCTCTGATTTTGTAATCCCCTGCGGCGCGATCAACGCGTAATCGGGTCGTGCGCTCTTTTGGAAGAAGAGCTTGGACCACGCTTGCGCGTACACGTCAATCAGAATCCCTGTCCGCACCGCGCTGATCGGCGCGATGCCGCGCCACGGATTGCTCGGGTTGTAGAACTTGAAATGCACAAACTCTTCCGGCGGCAGATTGAACGCGCCCAAGCCATCGTCAATGCTATAGTACGCGACTTGATAATATCGCTTGCGCTTTGGATCGGGAGTGACGTTGATCGTGTGCGGTTGCCTGGGCCAAATCTCGACATAGTTGCCGCGCCCGTCGCGAACGAGTTCCCACCCCTCCTCACCGCCCAGCATCATGTCCACACACCATTGCTGCCATACGTCCGCGCTCGACATTTGGTCGTTTACATCGGTCAGCAGGCGCGCGATGGCGTGCTCGGCGACCTCCTCGCCGTCCCGTTTCACGGTCAGCGGCAGGGAGCACAGGTTGTCGGCAATCACCTTGATCGCCTTCCGAACCCAGACATGCGATTCGTAATCGCTCAACGCGCCCAAATATGAGTAGGACGCAAATGACGTTGCCGTATCGCTCCGCAGCGACGCGACGTGCGTTCGCTCGAATATCTCCGGGTGCAGTTCCGCCATCGCCTTGCCGTTGGCGCGCGCGAGGATGCGCGATAGTATGTCGCTCACAGTTTCACCCCCGCCTCAAATCCTTCTAGGAAC